CAACGTTGCCGCCTGTTGTGTCTACATTAACTTTAAATGCTTGTGCAGAAACAATTTCAATAATTTGAATGCCAGATCCGTTTAACGCTTCAATTGGATCTCCGCCTGCTGTTACTCCGCTAATTTCCACAGTATCTGCTGTTGTAAATCCGTGTTGTCCTACAGTACTAATTGTAGTTGTAGCACCAACATTAATAGAAACAATAGTTCCTAGTACGTGTCTTTCATCTGAAACTGTTACGTTAGAGTCGCCTTCACCAATTGTATTATAAAATTCGTTAGCAAAAACATACTCAATATAATCTTTAACAGCTTTAGCATTTGGAATGTTATCGTCATCTACAACAACAATGCCGTTGACATCTGGTGTAACAACACTGTTTGTATAATTCCATACTTTCTCTTCGTAATCAGTTGTACCTGTTACAGTAATAACACCTGCGCCTGTATTAACATACAAATTACCTTGTGCAATAATACCCGGAGTACTTAATGGTAGTCTAGTACCGTCTGCTAATCTAGATTCAAATGCACCTAAAGATGTTACACCGCCTACAGTCCAAGAAAGCTGTTCATCAAAAAGCCATTTAGCATCTTGTAAATCACCTCGATCAATTTCAATACCTGAAACATAACCTAATGATGCAGGCAATCCGTTACCAGTTGTACCTTTACTAAGTGTAATAATGTTATCAGCAATAGTTGTAACTGTAGAATCTACTTGTGTTTGTGTTCCTTGTACTTCTAAGTTACCAGTAATTACAGTGGTACCGGTTTCTGGACCAGTGTCCAATGTAATAGTACCTCCGTTTTGTACAGAGACTTTGTAATTACTATTATATACCTTGACAACTTTTGACATTCTAATTCCTTAAAAGTAAGTAGGGGATTTCTCCCCTACTATTCTATTCTTAGTCAGCTTCGAAATCATCTGCGCTTGTGAATGAATCATCTGTACCAGCTTCTTCCATTTCAACTTTAGCATCGTCTGTTGCGTTATCAAAAGTCCAAGCAATTTTTGCACCTGTGTCAAGTGTTACCATACGACCTGCAATTTTAGTAACTTGACGAGCTGTTCCGCCATCGTCTTTAACTGTAATTGTCATATCGCCTACTGCTAATGTACCTTGTGCTTTGTCAACTAAGTAACAATCCATTGTGTTAGTACCATCGTAACAACGGAACTTTTTAGATCCTAATTGCTTTACAATCCAACCGTTTGCTTCGGCTTGACCTGTAGCACGATAACGTACTTTAATTTCATCGCCGCCTGCTGTTGGCTCTCCAAAATATTTTTTATTTAGTGGTCTTCCCATTTGTTTTCTCCTATAAAAAGTAGTCCTATGCCCGTTCTATGGGCTACGCTGTGGGTACAGCATAAGTCCGCCTTGCGGCACACTATCTGACATATGTATTTATCAAAAGAGAAAAAAGCCCTAACAAATAAATGCTAGGGCTTTTAATAAAAGTGATAGGTTGGACTTCAGAATACCAACAATACGGTCAACAGTCTGTCTGTTTCTCCCGCAAACCTTGCACCAAACAGTTACGTTTGGATCTACGCCTCTGTGTCTCCACAGTCACGCAATGCCACTACAGCTACTAGTCAAGTTCAGAGCCTGTAACTCCTCTTCCTTGCACTATCTAAGTTACACCGTCGTCTAACTTATATATACATAATAGCATCTATATATAAGATGTCAACCATAAAAGTACATTTTTTTTAATAAAATGTCATTTATTTTTCTAATATGGCGCTGTTTAATTAATTGCTTGTAGCACCAAAGGGTATAGTTATTCATACACTTCTCCTCGTTAAAGTTAAAGTGCGTTCCTTCGCAATATGCTACTTCCGTCCCGTAGGATGAACGTACAATTATTTATTAAAACTTATACTTTAGCGTGGCTTTAATACTATCATCACGATCAGTTGTTGCACCTGTCCATACACTTGTATTTGTAACATCTGTATGATAGTAGAATCCTGTTTCTACAGGTCCTGCTGTGTGTATTACACCAAGATATGTGCCATCAGTTCCAAGATCATCATTTAATACTCTATGTGCAGTAAACATTACTTCTTGAGAATAGTTGTACATAACGCCAAAGTCAACACGATCATCTTTTGCTAATCCTGTATTTTTGTCGTCCCATACTTCAACTCCAAAACCTACTGGAATATTATATCTACGTAATACTTGTGAACCTAAAGAAACACCTTGCTGATTTAATTCGTTATCAGTAATATTGTTTTTATCACCAATTTGCATATATGATAGTTCTGCAAACCCTGCTAAACTTACAGTGCCGCCTAAATAAACTGTACTTGCAGCTGAATCATAACCTAGAGTAAAGCCAATCGGTAAGTCTCTGCTTAGTCTATGTTCATCAAAATCAAATTCGTTATTATTATTCCACCCACCAAAAGTAATTACAACTTTTTCATTGTGATCAATTCTGCTATTAGGTTCAGTAATAATAAGTGGTAAGCCAATTTTAGCTGTTTTAGCAAATCCAAGTCTTTGTGCATCTGTTTCGCCAACATAAAGTCTAGTATTTCCTAAACCAACACCAATTTGCTTTTCAACAACAGTGTTATTTTTAGTTGTGTCTAAAGAGTAATGTGAGTCAAATCTGCCGCTTGCTCCTGCCCAACTAAGTGGTCCTTCTAATTCAGATTGTAATCCTACAAACACTTCTGCTCTAGAATCGATATCTGAATCATATAGATCAGGATCATAGTACATTTCCACATTACCGTTTACAAACAATCCAGTTGGTAGTGTTGGTGCTGACTTTTCTAAATCAGCAACTCTTTCTTCAAGAGTTTTTGTATCTGCTACTGCTCCAGTAATTGCTACCAGAGAGAAAATAACAGACATAATTAAAGTCTTCTTCATTTTGTTTTCCTTTATTATTAAAAAAAGTAGTGTTCTTTTCTTACCGCTATTTAGCAGGACGCCTACAGCCGTAAAAAAAAGGGCGACCGGAGCCGCCCTTTAGTATTGTTACAGTTTTAAACTTATCTAAAGCTAACTGCTGTATCAGTGATTGCTACTTTACCCAAGTAGTCAGCTGCATTACCCAAAGATGATGCAGTGTTTGTTAATTCAACATAACCGTAGCGTGTCATAAATGATACTACTGGCTCGAATGAAGCTGGGTCAAGTACTGTTCCTGAGCTCATTAATGGGATATATGGGCAATAGAACGCTGCTGCGTCTGATTCGCTTGATCCTTTGTATCCAATTAATACTGCTGAGTCGTCAGCTGCATATGTGTTTACATATACTTTCATTGCATTGTTCAATGTACCAACCATTTTAGTGTTAGTTGGTGCTTCGAATGTACCTTCTGTTGTTCTTGCGAACGCTGAAGTTGTAGCAGACTGTAGGATAGTTAAAGCAAATGGTGATACCACTGCCCAGTTACCTGCGCCTCTACGTGTACGCTGTGCAATCAAGTTACTTACGCGGTTGATTTGAACTGCAAGTGCTGCGTGTTCGTCACCTACGAAAGTAGCTGTTCCAGAAACTGCTGATTGGTCATATGTTTCTGCTGCTGTTCCAGCTAAGTTGCTTAAAGAAGCTAATACTTCTTGGTCAATCTCAGCAGTAATTTCTTGTGCTAATGCTGCCATAATTTCAGCTTCAACATCAATACCGTGCTGTGATTGTGCATCTTGTGCTGCTTCAAAAGTCCAGCGAGCTGATAGCTTTCTGGTTTTTGCTTCAACAGTTTGTTTCAAGATTTGGATTGACATTCTGTTTCCAGCTGTGCCTTCCATAGCTGCTGTTGCATCAGCTTTACCACTTGTGGTATTACCTGAATATGCTTCAGCAATCTTGAATGGTGAAAGTGCTTCTTCTCCAGCTACTGCACCGCTTGCGCCTGTGCCTGCTGTGTCCGAATAACGAACTCTCAATGTGTGGATTTGACCCACAGGACCAGTCATAGGCTGTACGCCTACTAATTCATTTGCAATGACTGTTGGCATTACACGTCTGATCACTGGAAGGATCACACGATTTAGTGTAGCTACGTTACCGGCAGAAGTAGCACCAGCGGTTGCACTCTCTGACAAATACCTACGAGTATTCTCAAGAGTTGTTTCCATTACCGCTTTTTTGTTTCCGTTTAGGCCTTCAACAAGTGCTGTTTTAGTATCCTGCCAGCGGCTTTCTAATAGTTCTGACATTTTGGTTTCTCCTATTTTATTTTAAACCTGCTAGACGGCGTAGATCTATTACTTCTCCGCCATTATGCGTTGTGAGTGTGACACTTGCGTCACGGTTGCCTGTTACTTCTTTGCCTTCTGATAGTACTGCCTTCTGCTTTGCCGGACCTTTACTGTCAATTACTGACGGTATATATTTGTCAAACGCTGTTTTTAATTTAGGTGTTTGAACTGATTCCAGTAAGTCTGTCATAATTTCCTTCTGCGCCTTATTTAAAGGTGCAATAAGATCATTAATTGTGTCTTTGCGACGAGCTGCTTCAATTAAAGCTGACTTTTCAGACTCTTTCGATTCTGCTAGTTTTGTTGCTTTAGTTGCTACAACTTTTGCTTCTTCAAGTTGCTTCTGTTTAAGATCAACAACTTTCATAAGTTTTGCTACTTCTGATTTCTCATTTAAGTAACTGTTTGCATATTCGTTGCTAAATGCTTCGAACAATCTACGACCGAAGTCGTTACGACGAGCTGCTTCAATATCTTCTTTCAGTGCATCAATCTCTTTATTAAGATTTTTGTTAACTGTTTCAGATACTAGTTTAGCACTTCGTGTTACGAAGCTCTTTTGAACTTCTGCAAATTTTGATTTTGCTTCTCTTACAAGTTTGACTTTAGTTTCAGCTAAGTCCTTCTTGTCTTCATAGAATTCTGCAATCTCTTTAGATAGTGCCTCTACAACAAATTCTTCAAGTTTAGCAAACTTACTTGCCATTAACTTTTGGTCTTCGTGTAATTCAGAAACTTCTTTACCTAACTGCTGCGTTACAAATTTAGACATTAGTGTTGCGTTTTCACGCATTGCTACTGCATACTTTGCTTTTGCTTCAGCTAATTGTTTGCGATCGTCTGCAAACTCTGAAATTTCTTCTTTTAGACGCTCGGATAACATTGTATCAATTGCTTCAACCATTGTTGCTTTGTCGTGTTCGTACTTAGTAGCGAACTCTTCGCGCAACTCAGCAGTTACCTGCTGTTTGTTTTCTTTGATCTTGCTGTTCCAAGCTTCTTCAATAGAGACACGCACTTCTTCAGAAACTACATCATTTTCAAAAAGTGTTTTTAGTGCATCCAACATATTATGTTCTCCTTTTATTGGAGTCTACTGATTATGTTAATCAGTGATTCTTTTAAGTATTTTTGTGCCTTTGCGTCTTCTTTAGTCGCCTGTGCCATTTCGTATGCCTTATACCCACCACGAGTATTCATTAAATGCTCGTAGATGGGCGTTGGATACGCCCCCGGAGCACTGGGTTGAGCAACGACATCAACGGTAATAATTTCAAAATCTGAAACCTCACCGCTGCCGTCCTCTTTTACGTTACCACTTCCACGTGATGAAACACCTAGTTTAACACCACTTTGTATCATAGTGCTAACTAAGTTCCCCATCGGAGTAGGTAGAATTTTCATTTTACCGTAACCATTTGATTCGTCCATATACATATTTGTGATCATATGCGATACACGATCTAAGTTAATATTAAGACCTTCTGGATGATCAACTTCTCCGAGGACACTATATCCGCCAGTGATTTGATCATTGAGAGTTTTGACAGCCCTACCAATTTCATTTACAGGATATACACGTTGGTTTGCATTACGCACTCCGCCTTGTATACAAATTCCTTTTAAGTAAAGGTCTTTGCCGCCCGTAGCGTTATCGGTAGACTCAACAACCAAGCCTGCTTGGTCAAATGTCAAATGTTCTCTTAAAAGATTACTCATCCGTTAAACCCTAATTATTGGCCAATAACACTTTTAGTGCCATTAGTGCCAGTTTCGCCACCGCTTTGTTTTTTCTCTGCGCCGTGACCTTTTGGCTGAGCTTTCATTGACTTGCTCGCCTTGCCGCCTGGAACATTAACGTTACCAGTCGCCATATCTTTTGGGTTTTGATCACTTAGTGCTGAACCTTTTAAGTTACCTTTATTAGCTTCAACGCCAGCTTCTGCACCAGCTTGGTTTAAGTTACCTGCTGTGCCGCCCATATCGTTTTTACCTGCTACTGCTGACTTAGTGTTTGCACCGTTGTCACCCATTGTAGCTGATACTTTTTCTACGTATTCACGCATTGTTTCTGCTTCTGATTTGTCAGCTTCATCAACTTCTTCGTCTGCTGCTTCGTCAACTTCTTCGTCTGTTGCTTCATCAACTTCTTCGTCTGCTGCTTCGTCAACTTCTTCGTCTGTTGCTTCAAACGCATACGCTTCGTCAGCTTCGTCGTCCATTTCTGCATCATCTGCATCCATATCCATATCGTCGCCTTCTTCGCCGTCATCGCCTGACATCATTTTTTCGAATTCTGCTTTTAGTTCGTCTAGAGCATCTTCAAGGTCTTCAACACGATCTTCTACATCGCCTTCGCCTTCTTCGTCACCCATTTCGTCGCCCATATCAGCTGCCATATCGTCTCCCATATCGCCGCCCATATCTGCCATTGGATCTGCTTCGTCGTCTGCTTCTACTTCAAACTCATCTAGATCAAAGTTTTCATCTAGGTCTTCGTCATCTGACTCGTCAACTTCTTCATCTGTTGCTTCATCGACTTCTTCGTCTGATGCTTCATCTACTTCTTCATCAGTAGTTTCATCTACTTCTTCGTCTTCAAGAAGTGATTCATAAATATCTCTTGATTTTTCAACCACAATCTCGTGGAATAATTCTTCTGCTCCTGCCTTGTCTTCGTTAACAAGACGCTCGAGCATTTCTTCAAATTTGTTTAGATCTGCCATTTTTATTCTCCTAATAAATGTTTACCTATGGTAAGGCTGTCACTTGTATTTAACATATAGGGAAAATATACGTGGATAATAGGCTCAAAACGAGCCATTTTGCTTAGATGCTACTAAATATTGAAGATTTTTAAAAATTCTTCAACGTGTATTGTCTTTAAATTACTAAATTTATTTAGTTCAGGAGGGCTAAAGTTATCAGGTAATATTACCCTATAAAACTGAATATGTGGATTTTCACGCAAAACTGTACTGGTTTGTTTAAGCCAATTACCAAAATATGTTGCACCATCTGTTGATTTTTTATAGTTAGGTGTATCCGCATATATGTTATTAACACGTTTGTTTCCGGTACCTATTCCCTGATAATCAAACCCTAATATAAAGATTTTTTGAGGACTATGTGTAGTAGCTAAATGTAATGCTGTTGGCCCGCTACTCCAACCTTTCGACGGCTTAAAATAATTTAAACCTGGAATGTCTTTATATGCTTTGTTAGTATTTGTCCAAACATTTTTGTTTGTTAATTGATATCCTTTTCGAGCTATTTCTAGCACCATTTTAACATCAACTGCTATTAAATAGTCCGGATCAAACTCCCTATACATTGCATTACAAGCATAGATTTTACCAAATTCTTTTAACTTTTCTACATCAATACCTTTGCGTGATGTGCCATTTCCTAGCACAAAACCATAGGTTTTATCGGTATGTTCGTTAGGTTTTGTTATAGGAGCCGGGGTTATTTTAGCTTCTTTTTGTCTTTTTCGTTCTGCTAATAATGCTTTTATTTGTTGTTTTGTGTATAAACTTTTGTCAATCTTTGCCATTACACAAGTACTTAGCTGTCATATTTTTAAAGTTTATACTGCGCCGGCTGCGGCTTGTGCGGCAATACCATACATCTGTCTAACAAAGTTAAGTTCGTTTGCTTTTTCTCTGTTGTGTAATTCTGATGCTTTTCTTGCTCGATTTAGTTGACGTAGTGTTAGTCTAGTTTTTCTAGTGTCATCAAGGTTTACTACGCTATCATCATACGTAGGATCATAGCGATCATCTTCTGTTGGAAGAAGTGTTTCTTTGTCGTAGTAAAATAGTTCTCGTAGTATCATATTATTATTTATCTTAAATTGTTTGATCTGTAGCCGGCGCTGCTCCGCCGCCTAAGTCTCCGCCTGTTGCTGTTTCAGGTGGTGCAATATCTCCGCCACCTTCTACTGGATCAACATCAGCTCCAAGTTCATCTTCTGCTCCACCAAGGTCTGCACCAATACCTGAAGAACTAATACCTACGCCTCTCATTTCTGCTGCGGCGTCTGCTGATGATGCATCTAGTTCTTCGTCGTTTTCTTCTTTCCATAAACGCTCATTCTCTGCAATTTCTTCAGCACTCATACCTAAGAAACGTTGCATTGCAAAACGGTTTGAAATATAAGGTATAGCACTCATTTGTGTATATGTTGGTACACGAGCATTATCTAGTTCCGATTGTCTATATGCTGCAAAGTTTTGTGGTGGTTCAAATTCTAAGTCAAACATATTTGTGTCAATGTTTACACCTGTTTCTAATAAGAAACGTTTAAACTCTTGATTTAAGTCTTCAACAATTAATCCTTGTAGACGTTCACAATATGTATTAAAGCGCAATTCTTGAATATACGCTGTACCTACTCTGCCATCATTGTATGACGAACTTCCATCATCACCGCCGGTAGGTAAGTATGAACTAGGGATTCGTAAACCGCGTACGAGCTTATTAGTAAAATATCTAAGGTCATCAATCTCTCCTAAGTTAGTACCGCCTGGTAGTGTTTCAACTTTTGAACCACGTCCTTCAGCAGTTTGTGGGAAAAAGTAATCTTCGTTGATTGACAGAGGATTGTATGAGCTGTCTATAACATTTTGACCGCCGCCTGTCGCCGATGGGATTCTTCTTTGATGAATTTCCGTTTTTACACGCTCCACAAATTGCATAGCAAGGTGTGATGGCATATTACCCACATCAACGTAGAATACTCTGCGCTCTGGCGCTCTTTGTACACGATAGATAATAATCGCATCTTCGAGTAATTCTTTTTGTTTGTAAACTTTAAAAATTGTTTCTAATAAACTGTTACCAAAAGGAAAGTTATTATCTAACCCTTCTGACAAACTTAAATGCACAACGTGTTGAGCATCAATAGCAACTTCGCCATCTTCTAAACTAAATCTTGATCCTTGTGGTGATGCGGCTGTTCCAGTCATTCCTCGTGAACCGCCTGTTGGATTATACTGTCCACCGTGTGGGTTAGTAATGTTACCATTAGTCATATGTGGAGTTGTAGCAACCATATCTTTAAAGTTAAAATTAATATTTTTAACAATATATTGTTCGGGCTTCTTGCCTTCGCTTTCGTTAACAATAATTCTTGAAATGTTTGCAGGATCTATATGAAACAGTTTTTTTGTTTCCGGGTCACGAATAAAAAATTGATCACCATATTTAAAAGTGTTACGCATTACACGGAACATTCTAGTTTCAAAATTTTGTAGCTTGTTCCATTGCTTTAAGTATTGACCTAAAATTTGTACTTCTGAATTTGTAGCAGCTTTATTAAAATTAAATGTAAAGTTTGTACTATTTTGTTCATTCTTTTGTGTGCAAAATTCTGCAAGAATATCAAGTGCTGCGTTTACTTCACTGTCCATATCCATTGTGTTATAATGACCATAACGATCAACACGATTTGGCGCACCTACATATACGTCTGGTAAGTAGCTTGAATAGTTTGATCTAGCTGGACCTGGTTGGCTACCGCCACGTGGACCGCCCATTGGTCCATATGATCCTGAAGTGTTGTCACCTGTTTCAACTGGTGTAAAATATTTTTTCCAACTCATTTACTATCCTAATCCTTTAAATAGGTTCCCCGACAATCCACCTATTGATTTTAGTTGCTTAGATGCAACCTTATTGCCCTTCATTAGTTCACCTGTCATAGTTCCCATAGTACTATTTAACTGTTCTGAGAAATCTTTCATCATATCCTGGCCGCCGCTTTCTTTAAATGATGTACTTAAATCTGTACCCATTTTTTCTAAACTAGCTGCTAATCCCGACATTGATGACTGCATTTGTTGCGGGCTTTTATCAGCTTGCACATTTCCCATAGAACTTTTAAGGTTAGTTGCCATTACTCTCATTGTTGGTTCTAATGAACCAATTGCTGATTGCACTCCTTTCATAGGAGCATCGTCAGGACTACTAATTGTTTGTTCTAATCCTTTAAACAAGTTTTGCATACTTGCCATTGGATCTATTTTGTCGTTGTCAACCATACTTACTGCTTGTTGTAATCCACTAAGAGCAGCTTGTATTCCTATCATAGGAGCACCTTTGGCAATATTTTCTAGTTGTTCTACTGTTAATACTGCTTCTTTTCCGTGTAACAATGCTTCAGTTTCTTTTCCAAAGTCTTGTATCAAAGAACCTGTTTTTCCTAATGTTCCTTTGTCAAACTCAACTTTTTTACCGTCTTTGTCAAGAATGTCAACTACATTCATTTTTGATACATTAAGTGTAGCATCTTTTAGTAATGCGTCAAGTGGTTGTATTAAGTTTGCATCTAAAATTCTAGCAAATTGGTCAAGTTCTCTATTAGATATTGTCGGATCAATGGCTTTTTTAATTTGCATTGCAATGCCTTTAATTTGCTCGTCTGATCCTTCTGTTAGAATTTTAGTTACAAATGTATCTAAATCTGTGTTATCTTTCTTTGCTAAAGTTTCTAACGCTGTTATCATTTGCGGACCCATTGATGATTGAATTATGCTTGTTAACATTTTTGCTTCATCGGTTTGGATTTTAGCGTCTGTTTTCATTCCTTCTATTAGAGCTAACATTTTAGCTTGTTGATCGCTAGTAACTTCTACATCTTCCATTCTTTTATCAGGAGTTATTTCACCAGCACTACCAGTTGCTATTGAACCTGCATTTTTTACAACGCCTAAAAATTTATCAAGCTCTGCAGTCATTTGCGGTCTGTTTAATGTTTCTAATGTTGTTGCAGCGCCTTCTAATTTTGTACTAAACTCAGTAATGGCTCCGTTTTCGCCTATGAGCTTTTCATTAATGATTGCGCCCATATCACGTAATGCTTTTTCTCCGTTAACAACTACTGAAGTTGTTGCATCTCTATTCTCTTGTTCTTTCTTAGCAGTTTCACTTAACTGTTTAATAGCTGCTTCTCGAGAAAGATTTTCTTTCTCCATTAAAGCGTTTACATTGTCAGCATATGTACCTGCACTAGATACCATTGCTGCGGCTGCATCAGCTGTAGCGTTACCCATACCACCTAGTGTTGCAATTTGTAAAAAGTTTGGATCAGTGATACGTTTAGAAATTTCTGAATTGAAATTGCTAATACTTGTATTCATACCGTCAATACCGCCAGGACCTTTAGCAGTGTTAACCATATCTGTTAAACTATGGAATGCTGGACCTAACGCAACGGCTGCTTGTCTACCTTCTTCACTAACAACTGCACCTTTTGTAAACAAATCTTCAACTGCTGCTAACGCACCTGGGCCAGCTTTTTGTGCTTCAGCAAGAGCTAGTTTCATTTTATCAGCAGCTTCTTTGTTGCCGCTTGCTTCAAGCATACGTATCTTAGCTTCAACTTGACCTTTACGCATACGGTCGTTTATATCTTTTTCCATTTCCTTACGATTTTGACCCGTAAGTTTTGCAATTTTGTCCATCTCAGTAGACATTGCTGCAAATGATGCATTTGCTTTACCGTTAGCAATTTCTTCTGCTGTAAATCTACGTCTGTTTCTTATGATATATTCTGCTAGGTCTTCGTTAACTTCTTCAAACGTCATACCCATATTCAGCAAAGGTGTAGCCATTCCTGTGTCAAATAAATCTTTACTTGCGTCAGTAAACACTTTTGCACCTTTGGTAACTGTTCCGCCAAATGCTGCAAATCCTGCTGTATTGCTAGACACAATACCAGCAAACTCATCAAGTGTTAGTCTTGACTGTGCTGCACTGTTTTTCAATTCTAAAATATTATTATTAAAACTAGCACCACTAGAAGCAAGAGTTCTAAATGTATCTACTCCTGATTCAGCCGCCTTAAGTATTGCTGCGCCAAACTTATCTGTGCCTTCTAAGGCCGCTGACAATGCTGCGCTGTTGCCACCGAGTAAACTACCAAAATTTCCTAATACGCTTGTTGAGGCTGCGTATGCATCGGATAGTTTTGCACCGCTTGAGAATAAAGTTCCGCCAAACTTTGCAAGATCAGCTACAGAATTAACAGTTGCTTTGCCTAAAGCATCAAATCCTTTAGCTGTCTCTTGCGCACCCCCACCACTACTACTGCTACTAGAAGTACTATTCTTAGATAAGATCTTGTTTAGTGTTGCGTCTAAGTTCTTTACGGTTTGATCGGACAGTTCAGCCACTATTGTTTCTCCAGTATTTTTTGTCTTATAAATAAAACTATATAACTATTTATCGGAAGAGGACCTATGGAAAATAATCCACTACAGAAGTACTTTAGACAACCAAAGATCTATCTATCGTTGCCTAGTCAAGGTAACTTTTACCCACCCGGTGTTATCAACGGTGATCCTAGTAACTTAGCAGTATTTGGTATGAGTGCTATGGACGAAATTATGTTCAAGACACCTGATGCACTATTTAACGGTGAAGCTACTGTTTCTGTTATTAAAAGTTGCATTCCAGGAATAACTCAACCCTGGGTTATGCCACAAATTGATGTTGATGCGTGTCTTGTAGCAATTAGAATTGCTACATACGGAGAGTCACTTGAAACTACATTCCAATGTTCAAGTTGCTCCGAAGAAAACAAGTTTGACTTAAATCTTAACAGTACACTAGAGTATTTCTTAAATTTAGAGTATGAAACAGATGTACTTGTAGGTCCATTAATGGTAAAATTACGTCCTCTTACCTATAGAGAAATAACTCAAATTAACATTGAAACTTATTCTTTAAGAAAACAACTATATCAAGCAGTAGATGTAACTGATGATCAAACTAAAAGTGCAGAATTAAATGCAATATATCAAAAAATTGCAGAACAAACTACATTAGGATTTAGAAAATGTATTGCTTCTGTAACGTCTGAAGACGACACAGTTACTAATGAAAGTCAAATTGCTGAATGGATTGAACACAGCGATAAAGAATTTTTTGATAAAGTTAGAGATCATCTTGAAAGTCTTTCCTCTAAATGGACATTACAGCCACAGAAAGTTAATTGTACAGCGTGTGGACACGAAAATGTTGTTACAATGGGGATGGATAACTCAAATTTTTTCGTCAAAGCCTGATACCACTCTCGGAGTCTGAGATCATCAATCAGGTTAAAGTTTTAGAAAATCAAACAAAACAAATAAAAGACGATGTATTTCGCTTAGTATGGGGGATGCGCGGCGGAGTTGATTCTATGGATGTATTCTATCGTTATAGTTTAGAAGATAGAGAAGTAATGCATAAGATTATTACAGATAATATAGAAACTACAAATAAAACTGGGCTACCGCTAATTTAATCAGGTAGTGTGATACTATCATAATCTATGCCATCATCATTCTTTGGTGCTAGTGATGTAGACGGAGGCTTTGGAACTGATCCATTTTGTTGTGCATCAAGTTCTTTCTTAATAGCGTTTTTGATCTTAGTTTTATCTGAATCTGCTGCTGGCGGTGGATTTTTAACAAGTCCTTTTAAATCATCAAATACATCTTCAGCTGTATTACTTAAAAGGTAATGGAATAGATCTGGACCATATCTTTGAATTGTCCATCCTGCTGCCCAAATAGCGCCTTCAGTAAGTGCAAATATTATAGCTTTTATAACCCATCCCCAAATTGGTACAGCTACTAAAGGTGCAGTTGCAGCGTTTATGAATCTTATTATTCTAGTAATCTTACCAAGTTTAATAAGTCTTGCTAGTTCAACTGCCATAACGGCGCCAGCCGCGGCAAAAGCAGAATATTGTAAAGGCTTCAGTGTTGCATCAGCAGATACTTGATAATATGTACTACCAAGTGCTAATGGATGTCCTACAGGATACGTAGCTGCCCATAGTTCTTTAAATGCTCCCACATCTTCAGTATATCTTTTAAGTATTAAAAGTCCTTGACCTACTAACGCTAGTTGTATCAGTCCTACACGAGTAAAACCTTTTAAATAACGACCAGCTTTTTCTCTCCATTTACCTACTTTTGGTTTGTTAGGAGTGTCTAATTTTTCTAATGCTTCTACTAATTGAGCTGGACTTTTGTTTTTAAGTACGGTGCCATCTTTTAATCTAAGTTGAAGTTCGCCACTCTTAGATACCTTAAGTGGTGCTTTTTTCATATCAAAGTTATCTGGAACCATTACTCCACCAGGTGTCTTTTTACCTGCGGTAAATCCACTATCAGGAGCTTCTGTAATTTGCCATACTTTCATCTTAACGAATAATCCTTAACTGTATTATAGTATTTATAATATTTATGTATTAACTTCGTTAATACAAGTTTTTCGCTATCGCTCAAACTAAACACTTCGTTTAAATGAATTTTGTTTGATAGAAGTAATAGATATGAATTAAAGCATTATTGCGATAGCAATAATGTAATTGCTTCACGTAGATTGTTTCAGTCAGACGGAACCTGTTTACGGTTCCATCCAATCTTGAGCTTCACGTGAGTTCGCCACAGCCGAGACATTGGAAGTAGGTGTTTATTATACTGTTACACAATGGGCTCTGACCTTTCCCAACCTACGTCGACATATGTAACATAAAACGTACATTAACTAGGTTAATGTGCAGTTTATATAACATTACCTCTCGCTTCGTTCCTATTGCTAAAGAGTTTTTATGTGTAGTATACAGTTTTTCAATCGCCAACATTCAATTTCCGTCGATCAGTAGCCCAATTTGTCTGATGGCTTCCACACTCTGGTGTGTCGATTAACGTGTACGTGTGCTTCTATACGAGAGCTTTTTTCACAGCGGTATTTTCAATCTGGCCCGCCAACCTTATGTGTTGGATTGTTTTGCCTTGATGTTTTGTTCTAGCAATGCCTGTTTGAGTTTGTCTGACCCGCCTACTCTAACATTAATGATACCATTGTAGTAATCATCTGTTTCAAGTACACGCCTGTCAAACTGTTCTCTTGCCTCTATGTAGGACATTTCGCCCCTACCTTTACATAGGTATAATATTTCTCTTGTAAACTTGTCTTCGCCTAGTTGTGCAACATCTGCGTTTAGTCTATCACTGGAACCCCAGTAAGTTTTCCAATCGCTTTCTTTAGTGCCGCGTCTTTTATTCTTTTTGCCTTTGAGTGGTGGCTTAGTAGTTTTAAATTTTGCTAGTTTTTTGCCTATGTATTTTTGGCCTGTAGTGGTATTGGTAATAAGATAGACAAAGCCTTCGTATTCATCTGGTATTGTGTCTATCTCTTTGCCTTCATAAGTCCACTGCATAGTGATACTTATTGCTTGCCTTTTTTCTCTGCCTCTTTTTTGGTTTGATACGTTTCGTGTATCTCTTCCATTCTAATTTTTGCTAATGCTCGTATCTCTCTCAACCATCTACGACTAGATAAATGTGTTCTATGAGACTTACGAGACACAAATGCTTCGTTTGCCTTAAAATATTCTAGGTAAGCCTTTGTTAATTTGTCGTGTGTATCGTCTTCAATCATTCTACTATATCAATATCATTTTCATAACTTGTAAATCCGTTTTCTTTAACAACTTTCATAACGTAATTAACACGCCCTACTAGTTCGTCTTTGTGTGAAATAAGGAATACATTCTTGTCGCCTTCTCTGCCCATCTTCTTAAGAACACCTAGTGAATTTTCAACACCTGCTGTGTCCATACCACTGTCAATAAGCTCATCAATGAACAATAAGTTAATTTTTTGATATAAACTTTCCCAAACATCACGGAATGCAAAGCTCATACCAAGTATAAGTCTGTTACGTTCACCACGTGACAAGTTATCGAAGTCAAGATCTTGTCCTAGTTGTGTAATTTCAACAGCAAGATCGTTTTGGAACACAACTTGATGTGGTAATCCTAGTTTATCTAAGTAATATGTAAGTCTATTGTTTAAGTATGCTAAGTTTTGATCAATAATCTTCTTACGAATGAAGCTATCTTTGTTAGTTAACAGTTTTAACAAGAAATCTTGATGTTCTTTGTAGTCAGTAAGCTCGTTAACAGCGGTCCAACTAATTTCTTGTATTGCACTATTGTTTAATTCGTCAATTTGTGACTGATACGGGTCAACTTCGTTCTGTTTGTTAGCAAGTGCTTGCTTTAAACTATCAACATTCTGTCTATGTTCGTATGCTTCTTTTGCAGTTTCATAAAACACAGTAGGTTTACCATTAATGTCACCAATACCGTCAAGACTTTCCATAACAGCTTGTACTTTGTCAGTAATTTCGGTTTGATATGCTAATGCATCTTCAAGTTCTTTATTTTTGCGCTCAGATATCTCTAATTTTTTATCTGCGTGGAGTTCTTGACCACAAGTGTAACACGTAGCGTCTTCTAACTCTAAAATATCTTTGTTTAACTTTTTAACAGACTTATCTGCACGAACTAACGCAGGTTCAAGTGTACTTAACTCCTTTTTAAAGGCTAAAATAGCATTATTATGCTCATTCCACTTTTGTAACTTCTCGTGTGAAGAAAGTTCTGCCTCAATATCTAAATGTTCTAGTTCATCAATTGCTTTATCTAGCTTATCAGTGTCTTGTACCTTCTTAGCAAGCCAAGCACGTTGTGTACCTTGCAAACTAGTAATAGTACTCTCAATTTTACTGTTTGCAGTTTGTATTGCTTCAATTTTAAGAGTTTCTTCTGTAATAGAATCTTTAGTTTGCTTAACTTGATCCTTTAATGTGTCGGCTTTTTCACTTAGAATAGTAATACCTAGCAATTGTTCAATAATAGCACGTTGATCATTCTGCCGCATACTTAAAAAGGGCTCAGTATATGTGTTTAATGCAACAATATGCTTAAACATATCGTGCGACATATCTAATAAGTTGTTAATAAACTCTTGTGTCTTACGACTGTCACCTTGTGACTCGTCTGTCATTTCTTGTTCTTGATTATCTACAAAAAACTTTAATAGATTAGGCCCACGGCCGCGTTCAACACGATAATCAACATTGTTCTTTTCAAAGTGTAGCGTAACAAGCATACCTTTTGAGTTTGTTTTATTAATTAAGTTGTTAGCTCTAATGTTTGTAAGGGCTTTTCCGTATAATGCGTAGCTAAGTGCATTAATGATAGTAGTTTTACCTGTACCATTACGTGAACCACTGTCATCTCCGCCTTGATCTAAGTTTTCACCCAGTACAAGTGTAAGATTTTCTCTGTTAAAGTCAACAGCTTGAGTCTGATTGCCCACACTCATAAAGTTTTTTACGGTTAGATCTTTAATTTGTATCATAGTTCGTTATAAATGTCCATTAGCGTCTTCTTGTTGAAGTTGTCTGAGTCGATTGCGGCAATTTCACCAGCAACAATTTGATCGACACTTTCAAATTGTTGGATATCTAATTGTGTACTAATTTCTTCTAGTGATTTCTGAGGAATCAAACTAATTTCACGACACTTGTACTGATTAATGAATGTTTCTTTAATAAAACTTGCTTCTTCATAGCTAATAGGTAAGTCTAAGTTAACACGCAAATACATATTAGGTTTAATAAACGTATCAGCTTCGTCTATTAGTCTGCTAAGTTTAATTGTTCGATACTTAGGACAATTATCCCAATTAAGATATTCAGGTTCTTTATTATTTTCTCGATCAAGTATCATCATACCACGATCATCGTCCCACGCATCAGCATAGTTATGAGGAAATGCATTACCTAAGTAATGTACAACACCTTGTTGCTGGCGTTTGTGGAAGTGTCCACTAAAAACATACGACTGATGCTGGAAGTCTTCTGCTCTAAGCTCTCCGTGATCAGGCATTTGCACCATAGCGTTCATATAGAAGCTGGGCAACTCGAAGTGTCCAAACACATACTTGCTTTTTAGATTACGTAGCTTCTTCCATTCGTCACCTACAAGCCAAGGTACAATAGTTACGTCTTCAATTGTAGTAATTTCGTCTACAAACGTAATACCTGGAATGTGCTTTGCAAATGCTGTACTGTTAACGTCACGTTTGTCTTTATAATACAAATCGTGGTTACCATCAAAGAAGAAAAACTGATCAAATGCTTTGCCTAGTTTTTCCATACTACGAATTGTTGCATCCATAGTAGTAAGATTGAGCGAATTTCTATTATGATGCCAGTCACCGCAAAAAATACCAGTTTCACAACCGGCAGCTTGCGCTTGTTCTATGTACCAATCTATAAAATCTTCACAGTCTTGGTTATGTACTTTACTATTACCTTTTAATCCAAAGTGGATGTCGGTAAAGACAGCTGCTTTCTTAAACAATAGGGTTCTCCATTCATATCATTAATATAATAACGTCTTTGTGAAGTAAAGTCAACCGTTTTTGGATTGTTCTCTTTTTAAAGCAGCTTCCCATTCGCCCTGTGACTGTCTAGTATAACTAGGAGTAAGGTCATTCATCTCTAAAATATCGTCTCTAATGTTTTGATTACGTTTTTCTATGTTGATAATGCGTACAAAGCTATTAGTTACAGCGGCAGTATAGTAAGCAAACGGATTGTTTGACTTTGATTCATCAAACTGTAGACCAATTTGTGCTAACTGTAAGATTGCTTGACCGCGCATTTCGTCATTGTATGTATACCCACGTACATTACCTCTTGTAGCGTAACGTTCGCATAGTTTCATCCACATACGGGCAAGTTTTTCTGTAGCCTTTCCTGCTCTTAGTGCAAAATTACCGTTTTCCATACCACCTTCCCAGTGACTCTTACCTACTAACTGCAATTCTCCGTGTTCATCAAACTTATAGTGTACAAAGGGTGGAAAATTTAGCTTTACTTTAGTGTCTGCAATTGTTTTAGGGTTCTTTTTACGTCCAGGCTCTTCCGGAATATGGTCATACGTCATTACACGGAAAATTAATTCTTCTTTAGTAATTGATTTATAGTCTACTTCGCAATCTGCTTGTTTAACTTTTTCGCCTGCGGCTTTTCTTTCAGCATAAGCATTGCTTGAAAGACGTTTTACTTTGTTGCGTTTTGCCTCTGCAATAGTTCTAATGTTAATTTTGTCTACACTTGGTAGAATAATATCGAATTGATTGTAACTTTCGTCAACAAAGCTCGAAAATGTTGATTTAGATTTATGTATCTCCAACAATAAGTCTTTATTGTTGAGGTAGTTCACTTTTCTCATTGGATCTCCTGGTTAATTTACTTATTATAATATACTCTGTTAATAAAGTCAACTAAATAATGTATATAGGAGAGCAATATGAGTTTTTTAAAAAACCTTGGCAACAATATAGCTAACAGGGCAAAAGACGCAATCATTGATGAAGTGTCAGATACAAACTTTGGGCGTGTTTTAAGAACATTTAATTTATTACCCGGCGCTAACCCAAATAATGATGGATCATTCACTGCTGGTTCGTGGGACACTGGTACAAATGCTGATTGGCGTGTTAGAATATCGCTTCCTCCTGGGGGTGCATTTTCTAGTAGTACTATTTTAGCACCTTTGAAAGAAACTCAAAGTGCTATGGTGTTTCCGTATACTCCGCAAGTATTTATTACACATAGTGCAAATTATAATGCACTACAGCCTACACATAGTAATTATCCGTTTCACATTTACACTAGTTCACAAGTGGATCAGTTTACTATTACAGGTGAATTTACAGTTGAAAATTCAAAAGAAGCAGAGTATTGGATTGCAGCGGTACACTTTTTAAAGAGTGTTACTAAGATGGCATACGGAGATAGTGCTAACAAAGGATCACCACCCCCTGTTGTTAAATTAAATGGATATGGAGATTATGTTTTTAATAATGTTCCGGTAGTAATACAAAACTTTAACGTAACATTACCATCAGAAGTTGATTATATTCCTGCAGGTGTTGGATTTAATGGATCTTATGCACCAACTAGAAGTGAAATATCTGTAGCACTAATGCCACAGTACAGCAGAGACAAAGTTAATAAGTTTAGTTTAGATAAATTTGTTAGCGGCGGATATATTCTTGGCGGGGATGGATATTTATAATGGCTTATTATGATGACAAAAGTCCTTACAAAGACACTAAAGAAGTTAACGGACAATTTTTAGGTATTTTAAATATACGTCCTGTTCCTTCTGAGAATGACGATATTGTTTATACTATTGAACCGCAATACACATATAGACCAGACCTATTAGCATATGACTTATATGGCGATCGTCGGTATTGGTGGGTATTTGCACAACGGAATATGAATATTCTTAAAGACCCAGTTTACGATTTTACAGCAGGCACACAAATTTATTTGCCTAAAGAAAGAAATATTACAGCAAAGCTAGGAGGTTAGTTTGCCAGAACCACAAAATCTACCAGCTAGACTTGCACAAAAGGGGATTGACTCTAATTCCGATTCTGAACAGTTTGGTAACGATCTATCAAATTCACTTAACAAGCCTCTTGTTACTTCACCTAACATTTCACTAGATCCGTTAGGCGCAGCTCTTGCAGGTCCTGTTGCAGATGTAAGCGGTGCAGTTAATGATTTAAGTGCAGCTCTTAATAATCCAGCAGAAGCAATTGGTAATGCTATTGGCGGTGCGTTCGGTGGATTAATTAGTGGAATTTTTGGAGGAGCTCCTTCAGGCCCGCAAAAAAATCCGTTAACTAAATTTGCAAGTTACAATAATATTTTTACATTTGGAGCAATTTCTAAATCTTCATTTAATAGTCCTGATACAACATATAGAAGAAACGGCCCTGACGTTATAATTTTAGAGTCAGGCGGTAGCGGCAATAGACAAGTAAGAACACAATTAGAAAAAGCAGCAGGAATTACAGGTGAATATTTTATTGATGATGTTGAAATAAAATGTTTAGTTTCACCAACTAGTAGAACAAAACAAACTAACGCAACAAATATAACATTTAGAGTAATGGAACCCTATAGTATGGGGTTATTCCTACAAACTTTACATATTGCAGCGGCCCAAGCAGGTTACACTAACTATTTAGATGCTGTATTTTTACTACAAGTAGATTTTATTGGCTATGATGACAATGGAAGATCTTTTAAAGATTCAAGATCTAAAAGAATGTTTCCATTAAAATTATCAAATGTAACATTTGATGTTAACGAAGGCGGAAGTAATTATGAAGTTACAGCAATTCCATATCACGAAATAGCACTATCAGACGAAATACAACAAACACAAGTTGCAGTTGACATTAAGGGTGCTACTATTGTAGACTTCCTACAAACAGGACCTGAAAGTTTATCAACTATTTTAAATACTAGAGAGCAAGAACAAGTAAAAGCAGGAAACAAAAAAGTTGCAGACGAATATATTGTTATGTTTCCTAATGAAATTTCTAGTGCAGGCGCATCTGGAGTTGGCAAAACAGAAAGTACTGCCGGCGCAACTACACAAAGTGGTGCTGGAGAAGCTGGTGCTACACCAAGTGACGATAAGAAACAAGAACTATTTGAACAATTATCAGGCATCGAAGGCGGAGAAGTGCCTGCAGATTTTGATGCTGAAATAAGTAAAATCTTAGGTATTGTTGTTAAACGTAGTCAAATTGGCGAGTCAATTAGAGAAGCCGCTGAAAAAGAAGAAAATATTAATAGTATAGGTAAAAGTAAAATTGCAAAAAGTTTCCTTGATGAAGGAAAACAATATTTTGGAAAACCTGCATTTACTGAAGATAAAGAAAAAGCACCAGGCGTTTTTCAGCGAGGTAATATTAAAGTAAGTGACGAAGGTAGAAGAATTAATTTTGCTTCAGGAACAAAAATACAAAGTGTAATTGAAGAAGTAATATTGCTTTCAGAATATGCAAGAACATTTGTAACAGAACAGCCAGATACAAATGGTATGAAAACTTGGTTTAGAATAGAAACAGATGTATTTTTAATTGACGGAAATGACAACGTAGCACAAACCGGTGAAGGCGCAAAAGTATATGTATATAAAGTTATACCTTATAAAGTACACGTTGGAAAAATTACATCGCCTTCAGTTGCGCCTCCAGGGTATGTAAACTTAAGAAAACAAGCAGTTAAACAATACGATTATATGTACACAGGACAAAACGACGATATTATTAATTTTGATATTGATATTAATGTTGCATTTTTCCAAGCATTATCAGGTGATATGGGGCAATTAGGAAAAACACAAAAAACACAAGGCTCTAATTCATTAACAGCGGCTCTAGAATCACCAGTACACGGTGTTGGCGATGGTGACGGCAAAAACTCATCAAGTGCAGGTTTATCAACAGCAAAGGCTGTGCCAAAAACTAACACTGGCGAAAGCGGATCTGGTGTCCAAGCACATCCAGAGAATCAGATAGCTAGATCATTTAACGATGCTATTGTAAATAGTGAAGTAGACTTAGTAACCATTGAGTTTGAAATTTGGGGCGATCCTTACTATATTGCTGATAGTGGTATGGGCAATTATGGTGCTAGAGGAACCGGAGGAATTAACATTACATCAGACGGAACTATGGATTACCAATCTAGCGAAGTAGATATTATTGTAAACTTTAGAACTCCTGTTGACACAAGAGATCCAGGATTTATGAAATTTCCTGCAGGCGGTTCTAAAGCAGTAGGTGCATTTAGTGGATTGTATCAAGTAACAGAAGTTACTAACTCTTGGAGTAATAATACTTTTTCTCAAAAACTTAAAACTATTCGAAGACGCAATCAACCTGAAGATACAGGAATTGTGCCTCTTGATATTGCAATTGAATCAGTTATTGAAAAAGGTATAGACGCAATTATTTCTCCGTTAGCAAGTGCGCCAGCGGCAGCATTTAGCGGTATCCAAGATGACATACAAGGTGCAATTAATGAATTAAGTGCAGCATTATCAGCTACTCCAGTAGGTGGAGCATTAGCCAACGGCGTTGCTGCATTAGAGTCTGGTATTACTGATGCACAAAATGCATTATCGTCGGCATTATCAGCACCGACGATTGCCGCAGCACAAGCAAGTGATTCATTATCTTCAGCATTACAAACGCCAACGGTAACAGTATCAAATACACCAGCTCCGCCCATTGGTGGAACAGGCGTAGGTAGACAGGATATAGGAACATAATGGTAGGTAAGGTTAATAAAAGTCAAGTAGAACGTACTTCTAATTCAGGAACTAAAGAACAGTTCCCGTCGCAGGCTGTTGTGGCTATTGTTAGAAATCATTTAGACAGTACATATATGGGTAATTTAGAAGTTGAAATTTTAACTTCAAGTAACGCAGGACAATCTACAAATGCTCCAGGGCAATTATTGCCAGTAAAATATCTTAGTCCGTTTGCCGGAGTTACATCTCTTGAAGGAACTAGCAAAAACGAAGGTGCAGCCAACAGTCAACGTAGTTATGGATGGTGGGGAGTACCGCCGGATATTAATTCAAAAGTACTTGTAATTTTTGCAGAAGGTGGAGACGGTTATTGGATTGGTTGTATACCTGAAGATCATACAAATATTATGACTCCTGATCCGTGGGTGTCAACAACATTTAACGATAGCGACAAAGCTAAAAAACTACCTGTTGTTGAATATAACAAAAAAGTAGAAGATGGTAAAGGCAGAGACAGTACACAATTTATCAAACCTACAAATCAAGATGCTGTAGATGCGTTAACAGCACAAGGATTAATTGAAGACGAAATCCGCGGAACTACAACAACAAGTTCTAGGCGTGAACTTCCTAGTGCAGTTACAGGATTTAGTAGTCCAGGACCGCAGGATAAACGTCCTGGCGCACCAAGAGTTAATTATGGTGAAAATTTTGCACAGGCTCCTGTCCCACAAAATAGATTAGGTGGTAGCAGTTTAGTATTTGATGACGGCGATGCAACACTTATTCGTGAAACGCCAGCAAGCGAAGGTCCACCAGTTTACATAAATGTAGAAGCCGGTGATAAAGGCGGCGATCCTACATTACCGCATAATGAACTTGTGCGTTTAAGAACTCGTACAGGGCACCAAATACTTCTGCACAACACAGAAGATTTAATTTACATTGCTAATTCAAAAGGCACAACTTGGATTGAATTAACAAGTAATGGTAAGATTGATATTTACGCACAGGATAGTATTAGCGTACATACAGAAAACGATTTAAACTTTAAAGCAGACAGAGATATTAATTTTGAAGCAGGCAGAGACATTCATACAACTGCCGGCAACAGTATTTTTGCTAATGCAACAGCAGATATACACGCTAACGCAGGTAAAAGTATCTATGAAACTGCTGCAACAAATTGGGAAATTAAAGCAGGCACTGACGGTAAAATTACAGTAGGTGGATC